GGGTACATCGGAAGCATAGTCTAAATGTAGTTTAATACCTACATTCTAGAAGCGTATTACCATTTCGGTGATACGGATAAGGCACATTGAGAAGGACAAAACTCATGGTGCAAAAGGAGAACAGTTTATGGAATTAGATCTTTCACCGGATCTCCGCAAACTTGGATATGTGGTCGGAAAGTACACTTATCAATCTCCTGAAGCTAGGAGCGTTCACGATAGGATCATGCTCACTGAGAAAGGTGAACTGGTTTTATGGGACGTCGCAAACGGCATTCGAACCCTCACCGGTAAGGATGTTAAGATCAAGCCTCGCTCCGTTTACAGACCTGAGATGCTTAGGGTTCCCCTCCTTAAATACTTCACAGGGACGAAATCTTATGAGGACAAGAGCATTCTTGCTCGAGCCTATAGTAAGGTTAGGAAAATGTTTTATGTGGGCAAGCTGACTCCGCGTCGTTTGGGTGACACCGAATTCTGGCCAACTAAGAGTGCTGCGGCACCTAGTTTTAAGAAGAAAGGTGAAGTCTTTGACGATGAACTAAAGCGTGCCGAAAGGCTGCTTGCTGGGCTGGAAAAACCACCACCAGTGGTCATATTCCAGAGAGGCAAAGATAACGAAGTGGTCAGACCGGTATTCGCATACCCGATGTCCGTTACGTTGTTAGAGTCTCGTTTCTTCTTCCCTTACCAGGATGAACTTCTATTACATAGAGGACCATACATGGTTGGGAGGAGATACTCAGAAATCGCGGGAAGCGTGAATGAGATCAGGTTGAAGAGCGACTGGGTCCTAGAGATGGACTATAGTGGGTTCGACGGATCGATTTCATCCAAATTGATTGGGATGGCGTTCGATATCATTAGGAACAATTTTACCTTATCGAAAGAGGAGGATGAGTGTTTCAATTACATCGCGCGTTACTTTGTGACTTGCCCTGTTGTACTCCCCGGGGGGGATATAGTTTACGGTAAGAAGCATGGTGTTCCTAGTGGCAGTATGTTTACTCAGATGGTTGATAGCATTGTGAATGCGTTGGCTATTGAGTATGCTTGCATGCGTTTGAGGATCGGAATTTCCAGATTCTACATCCTTGGTGACGATAGCGTGATTGGAGGGTATGGCTCACAGCCAAGCTTATCTGATTTGCAAGCGGTTATTGCCGAGTTAGGGATCAATCTCAACCTAGAGAAGTCCTCTGTGAGATGGGCTAACTCTACGGCAGGAAAGTTCCTCGGGCATAACTGGAGCAAAGGAGTTGCAACTAGACCTCTAGATGAAACTTTCGAGCGCCTGGTTTGTCCAGAGCGACCTTTACCTGGCTTCAGGAAGAAGGATGCAGACCGCGTTAGTGCGGTAGTGAGTCGCATTGAGGATTACGGCAACGATAATCTTGATGCCTTTGGGATCTGCGAGGATCTTGAAGAATGGGTGCTAGCTGGTGGTCGCCGGCTCAACGCCCCTCGCCGAGGTTCGATATATATGATAACCCGCACCGCGAATCAAACTGATTGGTTTGAACAGTGGTACTCAAGATTATTGAGTAAGCGGAATTCTAGTCGAATCGCCGTGCATCTTTAGGTGCCGACCATCCAACCCCCCCACCGG